TTGGGAGAGCTCGTTTCCCTTTCTGGCAGCCCCTTTCCTATCGCGAATCGATGTCGCCGATTTTTCGAGGCCGTTAACTCGAAATTCGTGGTGCGGTGCCGCATCGAGGCAAAAGTTTCGATAGGCTAAACTTTCCGCTTGACATGGAAGTTTCGATAGGTGTAACTTCCCTCCATCGCCTTGGAGGGTCCCATGCATTCCCACACCGAAACAACGATCAACGTTCAGTCCCGCGCACCTGGCGGCGAATGGCAAGTTCGCAACGCTTTCATCGACGAGAACAAGCTGGTGCGGGCCGGCTCGATGCCGAAAGCGGCCTTGCTCGATCAGGCCAACAAGACGATGCAGGCCTGGAGGTCCTACGAGGATGGCCGGCAGCTCCGGGTTTTCAATTCGGATGACACCCGGCAGCAAGAGCCGGAACCCAAACTGCGCTCGCTGGGCGCTGCCGCGGTCGAGCCAGAGCTGACCTCCAAAGCCAAGGAAGTCCTCGAATCCCTTTGCCAGCATGCAGAGGGGCCGTCCACGGGCGAGTGGCGCGATGTCTACCTCGACAACGCTCGGCCTGCTGGCATGGGCGACAAGTCGTTCCGCAGCTATCTGGCTGCGCTATCGAAGGCGGGCTTCTACCGCCCGATCGACAGCTACGCTTGGGGCGAGGTGCGTGACACGGCCTTTCAGGTGGTGCCGTGATGCATTCCACCACCTCAGACATCCACATCTTCCTCATCACGACACTTCTGGCGCTGATCGCGGCGCCCGGGGTTGCGGCGCTCTCGTTCCTCGTTTGGGGGATTTGAGATGCGCGCCGCCACAGCCGACGAAACCGCCGATCACGCTCGCGACCAGCGCAAGCACGATGGTCGGACAGTTCACATCGCTCCGGAAACCTACGACAACTTCATTCACCTGTCGGTCGCCATCGTCGGCTCCGCGACGGACATGATCGAGGAAATCGGCGGTCTCAAGATGCGGCGCCGCAGAAGCGACTACGATCATCACCCGGGCGACATGCTGGACCTCCGAAAGGCCCTCTCGAAAGCGGTTAGGGCCCTCGAAGCCTACGACGCGATGGTCGCCGCCGGGCGTAAGACGAGCACCAGCGACGAATTTCGAGCCGCCGAAAAAGCGGTGTCCCAATGACCCGCTTAGAATTCCGCAACCGCCTCTGCATCCTCCGCTCGATCGACCGGCACGAGCTCGTCGAGGCTGGCGTCATCGGCGCCAACGACTTCACGATGTGGTGCCTGTTCGCGACCGATCCTTACCGATGGTTCGTACTGCGCGACGACGAGACCGCCGAGAAACTCTGGCGGCTGGTTGAGAGCCGCGCGTATCCGGCGCTCAAAGCGGCGAGGGCGATGTGATGGCCGACCTCATCGCCTTCGCCATCTTGCATCCGTTCTACGCCGGCCTCGCCATCGGCGCCACCGGCTTCGGCGGACCACTTGGCATCATCGGCTGGTGCATCGGCTACGAAACCGCCATGCGGACGGTCGGCGGCTGGATGCGGTTGAAGCAGGAGGGGGTCCACGGCGACGTGCCGGATCTGCCGCCTGTCCGAGATCGTAGGCTGAGTTCCGTCGCACATCGGGAGTGGCTGTCATGAGAGCATATTGCTACGCCTCAGGCCTGATCGAGTTCGGCCGCGCGATGCCTGATGGCGCACTGCCAGTTGCGCGTGGCCCAGCGAAGGTGTTGCGCGATTTTATCGAAGTACGCGCTCGCCACGGATACCGCACCGAGATTGTGAACGGTCGACCGACCAAAATACCCGGTACTGAAACTCTGCTTGTCCCTGGCGTTCCAGAAGCGCCGGATCAAATGGCGGCCGTCGATGCGTTGACTGCCTTTCGCAAATGGATCGGTTTGACGGCTCCGAAAGGCGTGGTGGTGTGATGATCTGGATCGCCGCCATCGCCGCATGGTTAGCCTTCAACGCCATCGTTGCCGCCGCGCTCTACTTCAAGCCGCTGCCGGCGCGGCGTTCCGAGGACTCCGCGACAATCATCAGCATTCATCGGCGGAGGGCGAGGTCGTGATCGAGATCACCCCAGTTGAAGTTATCGTTCTGAAAAAGCTGGTGCTGATCAATCATGCGCTTGCTGCAAAGATCGCCGAACCGGCGGCTTCCAAACAGAAGGCCCTCGTTCGAGTTCTCAACGAAATCACATTGCGCGCCGACGCTGATTGCCACAGCGCAGATTCTTCATGGGGTGACCGATGAACAACGTTGTCTCAATCCTTTCCGTCGCGCACGCTCAAGCGACCTGCGACCAGGCAACGAAACCGGTGTTCGTCGGTACCGTCTGGATCATCGATGAGAGCGAGGAAGTCATTCTCGCCGCAGCGAACATGCTGCTGGCGGCGGCCGTCCACATCAAAGACGTGAAGGTGGCCCGCGCGACGCAGAACCTGCAGGAAATGCATGCCGCGTCGGGTCGGTATCGCGGCGAGATCGAACGCGCAAAGCGAGCTATCGGGCAGGCGCAGATGATGGCGACGACACTGTCCGACGTCACCGGCAAGCATGTCAAGTTGGAGGCGGGGCGATGATCGAAAGAATCGCAATTGATCCGGTAAAGAACCGCGACGCGTGGCTGGATTATCGACGCGGCTTTGTCACCGCCTCTGATGTCCCGGCTGTATGCGGCGAGGGCCTGTTCGGCTCTGCCGCCAAGGTGTGGGCCGACAAAAAGGGCCTCACTCCGCCTCAGGAAATGAACGATGCAATGTTTCGCGGCATCATCGGCGAGCCAGCAGTGTTCCGCGCTCTCCAATGGCATTTTCCGCAATGGGAAATAAAGCCCGCCAGCGTTTTCCTTTGCGACCGTGAGAGCCGACTCGGCGCGACGCCAGACGGTGCAGCCGTGATCCCCGGCCGCGAAGGTGTCGGCATAATTCAGTGCAAGACTGTTTCGCGACCTTGGTATGAGGCGCATTGGCTCGACGACAACGATCAGGCCGTCGTTCCGCTGGCCTACGAACTGCAGACGCTCACCGAAGCGATGCTTGCCGATGCGCCCTGGGCCATGATTGCTGTCCTGATCGTCGATACGTTCAAGTGGGAGCTGAAGGTTTTCCCGGTCGAACGCAACCCCGGCGCCGAGGCCAAGATCAGACAATGCGTCCTGGATTTCTGCCGCGATTATCTCGACGCGAACGTGCAGCCGCCGATCGATCCGACGCGCGATGCTGATTTGGTGAAGCGTCTTTTCCGCCGCGACGACGGAACGATTCTCGATCTTCGAAGTGATAACGCGATGCCGATGTTCCTAGACGAGCGCGAAGCGCTCAAGGCCGAGATCAAGAAGAAGGAAGATCGCGTCTCCGAACTTGAGACGGAGATAAAATCAAAGATCGGCGATGCGCTTGGATTTTGTGTCCAGGGGTGGAAGGCCACATGGCCGGTCATCACCGTCAATCACAAGCCAAAAGAGGCGTCTGTTTCTCAGCATCGTCGCCTAGCAGTTAAGAGGATTTGAGCCATGAACGTAGCTGCAAAGACACCAGTGGCCGGCGACAACCGTCCGGCAATGATCACAACCGATCAGCTCGCCAAGGATTTTCCTCAGGTCGAGGCCTTCATTACCGAGCTGGAGAAGGCAGCCGCCGAGTCTCCGCTGGTGATCGAAGATGATCTGGATATGGAAACGGTCAATGCACTGGCCGTAAAACTTGGCTCGGCCTCGAAGCGTTGCGACGCCTTACGCGACGATACCGGCAGACCGCATCTTGAAGCCAAGCGCGTGATCGATGGTTTCTTCAAGGGCTTCATGGCGCGCGCCGACAAGGCCCAGGCAATGCTCGGTGCCCGTGCCACCGCATATCTGCGAAAGAAAGCCGCTGCGGAGCGGGCCAGGCGAGAGGCCGAGGAAGCCGTAGCCCGCGAAGCCGCCGCCAAGGCACAGCGCGAAGCGGCCGAAGCCGTGAAGGCCGGCAACGTCGAGAAGGCCGCGCTCGCCCAGGCGAAGGCCGATGAGCAAGAGACGCGCGCGGATCAAGCTGCCGATGCTGCCAACGCGAAACCGTCAGAGCTGGCGCGGACGCAGACGGCAGCGGGCAGTTCGACCCTGCAAGAAGCGTGGTCATTCGAAATCGAAGATCTCAACATCATCGATCTGAATGCATTGCGCCCGTTCATGCTACAGACCGCGATCGAACAAGCGCTCCGCGCCTTCGTCAAATCCGGGCGACGCCAGATCACTGGTGCCCGCATTTTCCCCGACACCAAAGCCCGCTTTAGGTAGCAACCGACGCGTCAACATCAAGGAGCTTTTCTATGTCCGAAGAAGCCGCAACTGCCGAAGTCGTTCACCTTCCTGCAACACGTCACTTCGTTTCGACCACCGATGTCTTCTCCGATCCCGCATCGTTCGAGCACGCCCAGCGCGTCGCCAAGGTGTTCGCCTCGTCGAACCTGGTGCCTCCGCATCTCAAGGGCCAGGTCGCGGATTGCCTGATCGCCTATCAGATCGCGCGCCGGCTCAACGAGGAGCCGCTCACGGTGTTCCAAAACATCTACGTCGTCAGCGGTCGGCCTGGTTGGAAAACCGAATACGTGATCGCGCGCGCCAACAAGGCCGGCGTATTCAAGAACCGCATCAGCTGGAAACCGTCGGGCGAGGGTGATGCTCTGGCCGTCACCGCCAGCGCCGTGCTCGCGGATTCCGGCGAGACCATCTCGGTTACCTGCGACATGAAGATGGCGCGCGCCGAGAACTGGACGAAGAACGCCAAGTATACCTCAATGCCGGAGCACATGCTGCGTTGGCGATCGGCGGCGATGCTGATTCGGCTCTATGCGCCGGAAGTCATGCTCGGCATGCCGGTGATCGAGGAGATCGAGACCATGGAGCCGGCGCCGATGCGCGACATCAGCCCGGCTATGCGCCGGTCGCTGGATGACTTCGCCAGTGGCGCTGCGTCGACCGCCAACCAGGTCGACCATGACCCTGAAACCGGCGAAGTCACCGAACAATCTAATTCCGCCGCGTCTGCCGCCACCGGAGAGAAATCTGGCGACGCGTCGGAGGCGGGGCAGGCCCACCCTTCAGCCCAGGAAACCCAGGACCCTGACAGGGCCAGCCCCGCCAGCAATTCAGCTTCGTCGCAGAAGGACGCCCATCCCGGACCGTCCGATGCGTCAGGCCAGGCCGCTCCCTCAACTGCTGCTGACCCCTCCAAGGCAGGCACGGAAAAGGGGGCGGCCACGGCCGCCGGCAAGACACCGACGAATGAGAAGGAATACGTCGAAGCCACCACGATCTGGATCGTCAACTTGACCGATGCCGATGCTGGCGAGGCTCGTTGGAAATCGGAAAAGACCATCCGCAACAAAGCCAACGTCGGCGCCGATGCCCGCGAGTCCCTGCAGGAAAAGCTGGCCGCGAAGTGCGCCGAGGTCAGGGACGCCGACAAATCCTAGAACAGGATGATCTGACTCACATTACAGGAAGGATTGCCACATGCTCGATAAGACATGGCGGCGCGGATGGATACACTCAGACAAAGGTCATCCTAGCAAATCCCGACAAGAGACGCGCCCTGATCGGCGCGATCCTCAACCGTATTTCTTCAATTCTCGATCTTCACCCGCTGCCTGAGCTTGACGAACTCCGTCAGGTGATCGCGTTGACACGCGCGGAACACGGCATCGGCAAGGTCGAGCAAGTAACGGGGTCGCCTTCAGTGCAGCAGCTTGAGGCGACGACGTAGGAAGGGCACGGCCTGGCCAGCAAAGGCTCGGAGAGGCAATGCAGGCATGGAATGGAGCGGCATCGGTCGAGCGGCGAGGAGAGGCGATGCAGGCGTGGCACGGCCTGGCAAGGTACGCCAGGGCCCGGTCAGGCGATGCAGGCAAGGCGAGGCGCGGCGTGGAAAGGTCAGGCGGGCATTGGAGTGGCAGCGCAGGCGAGGCATGGTTTGGAGCGGAGAGGTAGGTCTCGGATCGGCAACGCAGGCGTGGCGTGGAATGGCGTGGAGCGGAATGTAGAGGACGGGCAAGGCAGGCGAGGCATGGCAGAGCGAGTAGCGGCGAGGCCGGGTTCGGCTAAGCAGTGCAGGCAAGGCAAGTCTGGACAAGTAGTGGCACGGCGAGGACAGGCACAGCAGGCAAGGAATTTCGATATGACGTTACATTCGGAACGAGTTTTAGCATCGAAGTTGGTAAAAACTGAAGCGCTTCGCGACGGCAGCATTCGCCAAACGTTTTCCGTTTTACCGTGCCCCGGCCTACAGGTCATCTGCATCTCGGTAGACGTCGAAGGCGAGCTTGAACCGATTTCGCAGGTTTACGAACTTCCGAACGGGGCTGTATTCGACGATCCCGATATCGCTTTCACTGCATGGGCCGATTTTCGCAACGATCCGAGGAGGCCGGCGCCGTGAACCTGATCATCGATTCCGTCCAGAGCCGGCGAATGATTGCGCGGACCATCGTGCCTTGCAACATCAGGGCGCTTGAGAGCAAGGGCCTCACTGTTACCGACCTTGACGGTATCAAATATCGCGTTGCCGACAGGGTTTCGTTCTTTCCTCGCAACGGTTTCTGGCGCTTCCTTGATGGATCTCGACAGGGCTATGGCGTGTCACGGCTGATACCGGCATTGGCGACGCCGGCGCAGCTCGACCCGATGATCGAGAGACTACGCAAGCCGAAGATAAAATCCGAGAAACCTGCTGCGGGCTCCCTCAACATCTCGCCGCCTGAACTCACAAGCCAGGAAACGAATGCGGAGCCCGTGGCAGGTCCAAATCCAGAGAAACTCGTCGCGAGCAGGGACAGCATGCCGGAGGTGGCGTCGTCTATAATCCCCCGCTCCTCCGATCGTGCCGAGTTCGCGGCGAGTCCAGGCGGCCTGATGCAGAATTCATGGCCGTGAAATGCCGTCTCCCGCCAGAAACCCAGAGTTCGCAAGCGAGCCATTGAGTGTAAGAAATCCAATCGTTTTTAGCGAGCCACCGCTGCGGAGTAACCCAGTCCCTGCCAGCGAGCCAGTGATTCTTAGCAACCCAATCCACCGAAGCGAGCCAGGAGATCTGAGTAACCCATAAAGCGTCAGCGAGTCAGGCGCTTGAAGAAAGCCAAGGTCCAGTAGCGAGCCAGCAAGTGAGAGAAACCCAGTCCACTACAGCGAGCCACTTCCGTCCAGAAATCCAAAGATGCGCAGCGAGCCAAAGGAAAATAGCAACCCAAGCCATCGGAGCGAGCCAAAGCAGCTTAGCAATCCATGCTGATGCAGCGAGCCACGTTAATGAAGCAACCCAATAAGCGATAGCGAGCCAGAGACGCGGAGCAACCCACGGAAGAATAGCGAGCCAGCCACTTACAGAACACCAAAGTTGTAGAGCGAGCCATGGAACAGCAGAAACCCAGACCCTGAAAGCGAGTTATTAAAATGTCAGCAGAAAATATCCGACTTCTCAAGTTGATGGTCCGAGGATCATACGATCTCCAAGCCCTGCGAATGCAGGCCGGCCTTCGCCTCTGCGCCAATTTCCGCGCCAAGCTTAAGACCGAAGAAGAGATCGTCGACGAAGATGGCGTCGTTACAGATGAACTGTCGGCTGACGCGGTGAAGATCATCGATCAGCTCAAGGCGTCATATCGCCGGCTGACGGATGGCGTCGCCCGCAACCGCACGATCCCTCTCGAGTCCGGCTTCACCGGCGACGAGCTGATTTCCGACTACACAGAGTTGATGCTGATCGATCAGTATATGCGGCTGGAGTCGCAGGAGACATCTCAATTCGGTCAGCTCGTTCACACGCTCAAGAAAATTCCGATCTATACCGAATATCTCGCCGACGTTCGCGGCATCGGTCCCGCGCTAGCCGCCGTACTGATCACATATTTAGACCCAGCCAAGGCGCGTCATGCATCATCGTTCTGGAAATACACCGGCCTTGACGTCGGGTCCGATGGTGCCGGCAGGTCGCGCAGAGCCGAGCATCTGATCGACCGCGAATACATCGACAAGAATGGCAACGCCGCGACGCGGCTTTCGACGGCATATAATCCATGGCTGAAGATGAAACTGCTAGGCGCGATGGGGCCTTCATTCCTGCGATCTAACTCGCCCTGGCGCGAGGCGTTTGACAGCTATCGCCATCGGATCAATAGCGACCCGGCGAGGATCAAGATCACGGTCGGAGAATGGAAGAAGATGCACAAGGCCGGCGACGATCTCCGAAATGTGTGGACTCCCGGTCGGATCAAAAATGCTGCCATCCGCTACATGGTCAAAATGTTTCTGGCCGATCTATGGGCGAAATGGCGCGCGCTTGAGGGCTTGCCCGTGACCGATCCATACGCCATCGGGAAACTTGGCCATCTGCCTCACCATCATCAACAGGCGGCTGAGTAGCCACATCCTGGCGTGATCATCGTCGTGAAGACGAGACCGAGCAAATGACCACACTCTCCGCCCGCCGCTACGCACCGAACAAGTCGGCCGATCTACAGGCGCCGATCCTGGCCGCGCTCACCGACCAGTGGTGCAACGTCGCCGCGATCGCGGAGAAGCTGCATCGGCCAAGCGACGACAGCGCCATCCGCTACTGCGTCAGGATGCTGGCTGAGGCCGGGATGATCGAGCGTACCAGCGCGCAAGGTCCACGCGGCACAGTCTACTTTTATCGGAGGAAGGCGTGATGCTGACTGAAGATCAGGCGAAGACCAAGTGGTGCCCGCACGCCCGCGCCGGAGATAACCACAGCGAATATCGAGTTGCCGTCAACCGCTGCGGCAACTCACCCGACGTGGATTGCTTCTGCATGGCCTCTGCCTGCATGGCCTGGCGCTGGGAAGCCTACCGCGGCGCGAAGCTCGACGGCGAGAGGCGCGGTTATTGTGGCGCCTTCGGCATTCCCATGGAGTCGATCGTATGAACCGTCCCCGCACCTTCTGTTACGTTTCCCGCAACGGCGTTCCGTTTCCGCAGATCATCTTCGAGCCGCGCGTCGGTTGTCATGACTTGCCGATTGTCGCGACCACCGAGCGCAAGCTTGAGCCGGCGGAATACCAGCTCGGCCTCGATACGCTTGTGAAGAAATATCCAGCACCGGAGATTGTCTGATGGTCGAGAACTGGAAACCGGTTGTCGGATTTGAGGGGCAGTATGAGGTCTCGGACCTTGGGCGCGTTCGGAGTGTGGATCGGGTTATCTCTTATATGAAGAGAGACGGTCGCGGTGGCGTCCACACAGTTAAGCAAAGATGCCGAGGCCGAGTTTTAAGGCCCGGAAGGCAAAAGAGTGGACATCTCCACGTTCAGTTAGGCCGGAAGCGAACGGCGAGAGTCCACACTCTAGTCTTGGAGGCATTCGTTTCGCTAGCCCCCGACGGCCTAGAAGGTTGTCACGGCGACGGTAGGCCGAGCAACAATCGCCTCACCAACCTTCGTTGGGACACTCACATCGCAAATCTAGCGGACCAAGAACGGCACGGCACAAAACTGCTGGGCCTGAAAAACCACATGACGAGGCTCACCGCCGAATCTGCTGCCGCGATAAAGCGAAAAAAAGGAAATCTCTCTCAGGCCAGACTCGCCGTTCTGTACGGCATCGGGAAAACAACGGTGCAAGCCATTCACGACGGACGAACATGGAGACATGTCTGATGCGGCTGAGAGTCATCGATTTCGAGACTGATGGAATGCCGCCAGACGCCCGCGTCTGCGAGGTAGGGTTTTGTGACGTTGTTGGCCGCGATGCCGATCCCACCACCGGTCTGATGCAGTGGCAGATAGGCGAGCCGGAAGGCATGTTGGTAAATCCGCGCCGACCGATGCCGCCGGAAGCGAGGGCAATTCACCATATTTCCGACGCCGATCTTGTTGGCGCACCTCCAATCGAAGTTGGCTTCCGCAAATTGATGGATGGTTTCCCGACCGCGTTCGTCGCCCATAATGCGCGATTCGAAATGGAGTTCTTCACCGGCGGTGAAACCCCCTGGATCTGCACACTAAAAGTCGCGCGCCGTCTCTGGCCCGAATGCCCAAGCCACACCAATCAATGCTTGCGGTACTTCCTGAAAGTCGAACTGGACGAAGCGTTGGCGATGCCGCCGCACCGCGCGAGTCCGGACGCTTACGTAACCGGCTTCATCCTGATGGAAGCGCTGAAGCTCGTCACCGTCGAGGACATGATCGCGTGGAGCTCGGCACCGTCACTGTTGCCCCGCGTGACCTTCGGCAAGCATCGCGGCCAAGCATGGTCGGAGCTGCCCGGCGATTACCTGTCCTGGCTCGTCAACAAATCCGACATGGACGTCGACACCAAGTTCACCGCCAAGCACTGGCTTGAGCAGAAGCGGCGCGTAGGCGCATGAACAGCAAAGGAAAATTAAAATGATCAGCTTGGAATCCGGTGGGGTGCTCGCTCGATATTTCGTGTGGTCGTGCGATCACCTCCCCATGACTACGGCTTGGTACACTGTCAAGGAGGATGGCAAAAATATAGAGCGCAGCAGGAACGGCGCACACTACATCGAGCAGGGAACGACGCTCTGCCACATATTTTGGTCGATCCTCTGGGTGCCTCTCTTCAGCGTGGCAATAGCTAGCTTTGCCATCCTTGTAATCTGCGCTGTTCACGTAGGGCTCCATAATGGGTTTATGAGATCGCATTCCGACGCCGGCCCGCTCGTTGATGTGGCAACGTACTTCTTTCCAGAGGCATTCGTTTTGGGTGTGGCGCTTCTAGCGGGATGCTTAGTTTTTGCAATCATTGGCATCAGCAAGGTCGGCTTCTTCTCTTTGCTTTGGCAATATCTCAAGAGCATCAAGCAGAGAGTATGTCCGCTCGTCCGCTTTGGTGGCACATGATGACCGACCACTGGGACACCATGATCGAGAAAGACGACGCCGAGCTCGTCGCCGAGATCAAGGCCGACAGCATCGATGTTCCGCTACCTACGCAAACCTCGCACGCTGCTCATATTTACATGGCCGAACCGTTCGTGATGGCGCCCGGAAGCACAGGCTCACCACGCATAACCAATGAGCCGCTTCCAACCATCACGACCGGAGGGGCCGGGTCACGGGATCACAACGGCTGCGCGCGGCCGATGTTAGTCGAGCCTTTCATTCTCAACCGTCATGGTGATGGGTACGGCGAGACGCGGTCGCATTCTGTCGAGGATCCGACACCCACGGCAAACTGTCGCGGTGCCGGCTATCTGATCGAGCCGTTCGTGCTCTCCCGCCATGGCGAGGGTGCGCCACGATCGGTCGAAGAACCGACCCCAACGCAGGTGGCAAAACATAGCCACTGCCTGATCTCGCCCTACTACGGTTCAGGTTCCGGCGAGACATGCCAGAGCGTCGAAAATCCCTTGCCTACCGTCACCTCGAAGGGCCGGTTCGGCATGGTGGTTCCAGTCACCCACGACGACGGTAGCCAGCGCGCCAGAGATGTTGAGACCGATCCGTTACCCACGTTGACGACGGCGCACCGCGGCGAACTAGCTTTCATCGCGGCACAGTTCGGCGAGCGCGAATGCCAGGCCCCGCGCGTGCACGGCATCGATGATCCAACGCCGGCAATATGCGCCACCGGTCACATCAATCTGATCGAAGCAACTCCGCAATACGACATTCTATTCCGGATGCTTGAGCCGCACGAGCTCGCCGCTGCGATGGGGTTCGATAGTGACGAGGCTGCCTATGAGTTTGCGGGCACGAAGACCGAGAAGGTTAAGCAGATCGGCAACGCCGTTTCCGTCTCAAAGATGAAAGCCTGCGTCACGGCAATCATGGCCGATGCGGCCGTCAAGCAAACGAAAAATACCAGCCAAATGCGGAGAATATAATGCAAATCATCGAAGCCAAACTTTCCGACCTCAAGATCGACCCCTCCAACGTCCGCCAGACCGATAAGGCCCCGGACGAAGGCCTACTCGCCAGCATCCGCGAAAAGGGATTGCTGGTGCCGCTGACCGTCCGCAAGAACGGAGCGGGCTATCTCGTCACCGATGGCGGCATGCGGCTACAGGCCCTGCACATCCTGGCCCGCGACGGCGATTACGACAAGGCCGCGCCGGTGCCATGCATCTTGCGAGAGGATGACGAGGCCGCTGCTGCCGACACGTCGCTGACCACAAACTACATCCGCACCGCGATGCATCCCGTCGATGAGTTCGAGGCCTTCGCAAAGCTGGTCGATGCCGGCAAGACGCCTGAGGCGATTGCGAAGGATTACGGACTATCGGCGAAGTCCGTGAAGCAATCGCTGGCGCTGGGGCGGCTTGCTCCGGAGGTCCGTGCCGCCTGGCGCAAGGGTGATCTCGACGAGGATGAGGCCGGCGCGTTCACGCTGGAAACCGATCTGAAACGGCAGGTGGCGATTCTCAAGAAGGTCGGCAAGCACACCAGCTGTCATGAAATCCGAGGCGAGATACTGGGCGAGTCTCACCAGACTGCCGGGCTGCTGCGCTTGGTCGGCATCGAGGCCTACAAGACGGCTGGCGGAGCGACCACCGAGGATCTGTTCACGCATGAGAATAATCCGGAACTGGTCGCAACCGATCTCAAGCTGCTCAAAAAGCTCGCCGACGAAAAGATCGCGACCACCATTGAGCGGCTGAAAGGCGAGGGCTGGAAGTGGGTTTCTGACGGCAGCGACCTGCCTGACGGTGCGCGATGGTGGGCCAGCCTGCCGAAAGGCCAGATCACAGCCGGAGACCGCGAGAAGTATGGTGTCATCGTCGGGCAGCAGCACAACGGCGAGATCGAGATAAAGTACGGCGTGCAGAAGCCTTCCGAGAAGAAGGCGACGGAGAAGAAGAAGGCTGTCGCCAAAGGTGAAGCTGCCGCGCCAATGATCTCTGCCGCGCTGGCCGGTAGGATATCGGCGCAGATCACCACGGCGGCCGAGTCTGTCCTGGCGCTCGACTCAAATCTCGGCTTGGCAGCTATTGCGGCCGCACTGACATCGGAAGATGGTCCGGTCTGCATCCAACACAACCGCGGCGAGGACGACAGCGAGTTTGCCGAACAGCTTGCTATGTTCCGCAAGAAGCCGGTTGACCAGCTCATCCGCATTCTCGCCGGTCTGGCGGCATCCGCGCTCGACCTCGGCGGTAGCGTGCAGCACATGCTGCCGCTTGCCGAAGATCGCGACGAGGATCGCGCGCTGCTCGAAGCCCTCGATGCGAAGAAGCTGAACGCCGAACTCCGCGCCAGCTTCGATGCAGCGGACTATTTCGCCGGCGTCACGGCACAAGCCTGCAAGGAAGCCATCGCGCTCTGCGATCCGAAGCAGCCGATCACCGGCAAGGAAAAGAAATCCGAGCTGGCAAAGCTGGCGACCGATCTCGTCAAGAAGTCCAACGCTGGCGGCAAGGCCGGGTATCTGCCGCCGGAAATGCGGACGTCCAAATATGATGGACCGAAGGCTGCCAAGCCGGTCGCGAAGGCTAAGGCCGCGAAGAAGAAGGCGAGGTAGCCATGGCCGACAAGGCATTTCTGGAACGCGAGTTACGACGCCTCACCGATGCAGGAAAGCTGATCGAGGCCGGCTGGATCGGACTGCGGCTCGCGGCGATCCCGCTCGACGCTCCGCCGATCCAACTCTCTGAAATGCGCAATGCATTCTTTGCCGGCGCGCAGCATCTTTTCACAAGCATCATGACGATTCTCGATCCTGGTGCTGAACCGACTGACGACGATCTTGATCGCATGAACCTGATCGACAAGGAGCTTCGCGGCTTCATTGTCGATTTTGAGGTTCGCAACATGCCGGCAGAGGGCAATGCGTGATGGCCGACGTCACCGGACCAATCTCAACGCTACCTGGTGCCAGCCACGCTGTGCCAGACGGTGCAAAGTGCGACCGGCATCCGCGCCGCAAGGCCGTCGCGCGCATCCAGGGAGAGACGGATTCCTTCGGCTGCGAGCTGAACGACATGTGCCAGGAATGTCTCGACGAGCATCGCTCATACCTAAAATCGCCGGAAGCCGCCGAGTATCGCAAAGGAGTTTGCGAGTGGTGCAAGAACCCGGCCGATGATCTTCGCGACCGCCGCGACTTCGAGGAAGGGATGACGGGGCGCGTTTATCGGGTGTGCGGTGGCTGCGTGAAAAAGGAAAACGAGAGACTTGAGGAAGAGGCCGCCGATTGCGATGACGGTTGGATCGATGATGATTTTGAAGAGGACGACCACCTATGAACAACACCGCAACAGCAGAACAACCGGCAGAGCAGATCGACGACGGATGGATTTGGGCCATCGTCGAAATCTACGGACACCGCAAGCACGTCGGCCGCACCATCGAGGTCGAGAAGTTCGGTACCAAACTCTGCAGGATCGACGTACCAAAGCTAGGTCCCGGCAAGGAAGACGTCACATGGTCAAGCCACTTCTACGGCGGATCGTCCATCTTCTCATTCACGCCGACCGACGAGCGCACGGTGATGAAGTACGCCGAGCGCGAATACACGCCGGCGATTCCGTTCCGCGATCACAGCGAAGATCGATTCCAACACGATGACGCCAGCTTCAGCGGCCGCGAGGAAGATGACCTCGACAACGAAGAAGGCGCGTGATGAAGGCAATTTCTCTTTATCAGCCTTGGGCTGCAAGCATTGGAGGATGAGATGGGACCGTTTTACGCCGCCGAAACTCGCAAGCCATCGACGCCCTATCGCCCGTCCAAGCCGATTCCGGCATGGCTGAATTTGGTGCTGATGTTTTTTATCCTGCTGCCGATGTTCGTCGCGATGGTTGCATGGGAATGCGTCGGCGTCAGGATTGTTAGAGCTTGGAAAATGATTGGAGGGTGAGATGGCCGCAACGCACTTCTATGAAACTGAATTTCAGATCGGCAGCAAGAAGGTTCTTTTGTTCGCCGAATACACGTTCAGCGCCGGAAGCCCCGCGCACTATGGCTCGCTCAGTTACGAAGGCCATCCCGCGGACCCCGCCGAAGTTGAGTTCGTGACGATAGAACTCAATACGACCGACACCGACCCGAAAACCGCGAAGGCTGAAAACTACTTTCCCGCGCCGGATTGGGTCCGCGACATCATCGCAAATGACGACGACATCTACCAAGAGATTTGCAGCGAGGATCACACCTATTATCCCGAATATGAATACGGAGATTGAGCCATGACCCGCACCCTCACCGCCGCGATTTTGCTCGCGATGACTGCGGCCTTAGCGTGGGGTGTTTTCATATTGATCCAATTTTACAATTTCTGTGGCGGCTTCTCAACGGCCTTTCCGCACTGCAATTTCGGAGCTTATTGATGACTGATCGGTCCTTCAGTGGGAACGGGGAAGCCATGACAGCGGATTCTATCCTCGATCTTCTCCACAAGCACATTGAGTTGGATTGGTTGTACGCTTCGGACGGCCATCCAGACATCGTGGGGCATCAAAAGGCCGCCGACGCCATCCTCGCCCTTCTCTCCGCAGTAGCAACGGGGGAGCGGGACCTCATGCCCGGCGCCATCGAGGACGAACCGAAGGTCGACCCAATCTGCGTCTTGCAGGGCCAGATCGACGAGGCTCGCAAGCGGATCGAGCAGAGCGCCCACGTCATCGCCGGTATGGCCGCCGCCCTCGCCTCGCAGCCACGTTCCGAGGGGACGGCGAAGCCGGTAGCTTGGCGAGTATGTTGGGTAAGCCTAAATACGTCCCGTACAGAACTTTTCGAAGGCCTTGCTAAAGCGACGGCCAAGGCAAACGAAAATGATGGATGCGTGATTCCGCTCTATGCTGTTCCTGCCCAAGTGATCGACTATTCGGCCTGGTTAATCGAGATCAACGACAGCGCGACCTCTAGTCCGGTCTATTTCCATTTTGAGCACGATGATGATTGGACCATGGATCACGATAAAGCGGTTCATTTCGCCCGCAAGCAGGATGCTGAGAGCGTCATCGAGCACTATGGCTGGACGCGCGCCAAGGCTGTTGAACATATGTGGCCTGTGGTCACGGCGCAGGAAAACAAGTCATGATCGGCGCATTCATAATGCACCCAAGACAATCCGGCCCCTGCGTGGTCTGCGGCGATACCAACTATAATCTTTCATGTGGTGGGCCCCCGATCTGCCCGAAGTGCGATTGCGGCAACTTCGATGCCGCAACCGTCATGGAGCAAACAAAGGTTATAGCTGATTTGCGCGAGCAATTGGCCATCGCTTTGTCGTCGGGAAAGTGAGGGCGGCAAATGATCTTCAGAGAAATCATAGATCCTGATTGCCCCGACTGTCACGGGAAAGGCGATCTCATGATCTGCGAGGATCGCGCCGGGGAAACTTGGTGCAGCTCAGTCCAATGTCCGTGCGTCCAATACTACCACGACGATGAAATGAAAGCGTTTTTGAAAAAGGCCGTTTCGGTCCCGGCGTGGGATCGTGAGGGTGGCAAATGAGGGAGCCCTCGACATACCCGCGCCAGCCGCGACGCTTCAACTGCCTGCGCTGCGGCTGCGATGCGTACCGTCCGGAGATGGACAGGTTCGAGGCGCAGATTTGTTTTAATTGTTGGGACGGGAAGGTGAGGGGATAATGGCCGGGAAATCGAACATCGAATGGACGGATGCGACTTGGAATCCGATCGTCGGCTGTAGCATCGTCTCGCCCGGATGCACCAATTGCTACGCCATGAAGATGGCCGCGCGGATTCAGAAGATGAACCGCACGGGCGGCAGCAACTCGAAATATGTCAACCACTATGACGGGACCACGAAGAGCGTGAAGGGAAGCTCGGTCTGGACCGGCAAGCTGGCGCTGGCGCCCGACAAGCTGTTCCTGAAGCCGCTCTCGCGCCGCGCGCCGACCACCTACTTCGTCAATTCGATGGGCGATCTTTTCCACGAAGACTGCCCCGACGAATGGATCGACAAGGTCTTCGCCGTCATGGCGCTGTCACCGCAGCATACGTTCCAATGTCTCACAAAACGTGCAGCCAGGATGCAGTCATTTATGACCGCGCCTGATCTACCCAACAGAATTGCCAAGACCATTGATGCCATAGAGGTCGACCGAGATCACGATCCGGTTGAACGATGGGCGACAATACCAGGTTACGAAGGATATGAGGCTTCGTCGCACGGTAATGTCAGATCAGCGAAGGGTGCCCTTTCGACCGGGATGAACGAAAAGTTCGGCCGCGAGCAGGTAACTCTCTGGAACAAGGGAGAGTCGCGGACGTGGTTCGTGCACGCACTGGTTCTGATGGCTCACAGAGGGTTGCCGCCAGAAGGCCACGAAGCGCGCCATCGCAACGGCGCTCGAGAGGACAATCGTCTCGCTAACCTGATATGGGGCACGCGATCTGAAAATCAGAACGACAAAGTCCGACATGGAGCGATCGGCGGCCCGCAGAAACTTACGCTAGAGCAGGTCACGGAGATCCGCTCGCTCCGAAAGGTCGGCGCTGAAACTCAACAAAGCATTGCTGATCGGTATGGTGTATCTCGTTCCCTAATCAGCATGATCGAATCTGGCGACGTCTGGGCCAACCCGCTTCCGCGATGGCCCTTGCCGAATTGCTGGCTCGGCGTCTCGACCGAGCGCCAGCAGGAAGCCGACGAGCGGATTCCGCTGCTCCTCCAGACGCCGGCGGCGGTCCGGTTCGTCAGCGCCGAGCCGTTGCTTGGTCACATCGCCTTCCATGCCTTGAACCTGCACACGCCAATGCCGAGCGATGCGCTACGCGGCCAGCGCTGCGTTCCAGAGGACAGCCCGGAAGGCTACCACAACGAACCGACAGCGAAACTTGACTGGGTGATAGTCGGCGGTGAGAGCGGTCCCGGCGCGCGACCGATGCATCCCGACTGGGCCTGCAGTATCCGCGATTGGTGTAAAGCGGCAGGCGTTCCCTATTTTTTCAAACAATGGGGTTCATTCGCCCCGCAGTCCGATCAAGGAGAGCCAGACGCTTACTGGGCGTCATGCGGCGAGATCTTCGCGGACCATCCGGTGCACCAAGGATATTGCTTTGGTCGAAACGAGATGCAGCGGCCGCGGATGATGTTCCATCGACCGAAGGGCAAGAACGGTCGCCTTCTCGACGGAGTTGAGCATAACGGGATGCCGGGATTGAGGGGCGGCTAGATGGGTCGGCCACCTTCCTTCACACAGGCTCAGGTCCGCCGCGCCGTCAAGGCAGCGGAAAGTGCGGGGCTGCGCGTTCGTAGCATCACTGTCAAGCCTGATGGATCAATCGTGGTAGACAGCGGGGAAAACTCGCTTCCCGCTATGGACAGCCCGAAGATCACCCTCGCATCGTGGGACGATGCCTGATGAGTGGATCTGTGGCCATCTTAAAACTCAAGTACGTCAACGAGTATCTAGACCGTCACGGCAAGCTGCGGCGATACTTTCGCCGTGGCGTGACGCGCGGACCACTCCCCGGCGACGTCGGCTCGCCAGAGTTCATGGCAGCCTATCATGGCTACCTCAGTGGCGCGGCAGAGCCACTTCCGGCTGCATCGCTCGCCAAACCAGAAGGAAGCCTCGGCGCGCTGATCACGGAGTTCTATGGCTCGCGCCAATTCCGCGACCTCAAACCATCCAGTCGCAAGACGTACCGCCGAGTCTTGGAACCGCTAGCTCGCGCACACGGTCACCGCACCGCGCAGATCACCCATCTAGAAGCAGCGAAGGTGATTGCCAAAATCGGCGAGGACAGACCGTCGATGGCAAACCTGACCAAGGCGGTCATGCAAAACTTGATGAAATATGCCATCAAGGCCAAGCGGCGACAGGACAACCCCTTTATCGGAATCGATCCTTTCAAGACCGGAACCCATCATACCTGGACGGAGGGCGAGCTGCGGTCCTTCGAGCAGCGATGGCCGCTCGGAACCCGGCAGCGGCTTGCCTACGCGCTACTGCTCTACACCGCTCAACGTGTGGGCGACGTCGCCAAAATGAAGCGATCCGATATCATTGCTGGCGAGCTGCATGTCCTCCAGGAAAAGACGGGCGCGGAACTTTATCTGCCCGTGGTGCCGGAGCTCGAGCTGGCGATGCGCGCCTACCCGGCAAAGGGCATGACATTGATCGGTCGAGAGGACGGTCGGCCGTTGACGGCCCGCAGCCTATCCGAGTTCATGGCGTCAGCCATCGACGCAGCGGACCTCCCGGCTAAATGTGTTCCCCACGGACTGAGGAAGGCGGCGATGCGGAGACTAGCCGAGGACGGCCGCACCGAAAAGCAGATCGCAGCGGTATCCGGCCACAAGACCCTTCGCGAGATCGAGCGATATACCGCTGCCGCAGATCAAAGACGGCTCGCTCAGGACGCGTTCCGGGGAAAAAGGCGAACTTAAGACTGCCGAACCGATCCCAGAATTAGGCAATTCGTATCAAAAAATGTAGCAATATCAATCCTACTCATCTCCGAAAAATTAAGATGCCGGTTAGTACGGTCGCAACAAAATCAGTCGGTTAGATCGCCTCACCCATGCAAAACCGCGATAGCTAACCCATTGACGAATATCAGTCCGCCCGAAAAGTGACTAACCGCCAGAAGGCCACAAACAGCCCCGCCCATGCGTCCATCCAATCGACCGGCACAACGCTGCATCCGTACCGGAATAATCGATGGGCGAGCCGCCCTGGTGAAATTTGGTCAAAAAAATAGGCCCCGGTGCCGAAGCGACCGGAGCGGGATTGTGGAAATCTAGACAAAAAAAGAGCCCGCCACCCTCAGCCCTTTCGGGTTCGGATGGCGGGCTAAGTCTGGGAGGAACCCACAAGGGGCACCACGGCGTGTTGGCGCCGAGGTTTCGAACAGCGCCGAAGCGCCGAAACTCACAAACGAGACATCAAAAAGTTACGTCGTCTTGAGACACTTCCTCCGCGCCTCCGCGATCTGTTCCCTGGTGTAGCCGTGCGCCAGGGCTTCCCTCTCGGCGCCGTCCTCGCTGCCGGTCATCACGATCGCGGCCTTGACCATCCAGCACGGTATCGGCTTGGCGATGGCGGGTGTTGCGGCCAGCATCGCCGCAATTACAATCATACTAGCAGTCACGGCAGATGCTCTTGGGCGCCGGTGGAACGGGCGGCAGCTGGTCGACCTCGGATTCCCGCGGATATGGGCAGTTGGAAACACCGCCCGAATAGGGGCATGCTTCCCGCTGCTCCTGGGGCGACAACGACAAGATGCTGCTGCGATCGCTGGACGGCGAAACGTCCCATACCGCCCAGATAATCAAGGCAAGGACGACGAGCAGCAACAGCGCCACACCGATGAGCCGGATAATCTGCATGGCTTCAGGTGCGCGGTGGGAACCAAGTAGTGCCGGACACGAATGGCATGAACAGCCGGACCAGGATCAGGATCGCGACCAAGACGAAGATGACCTTCAAGATCACGATGACCATCGATGGCAGTGCCACTCCCAGCGAGGACAGAACCCAAAGACAGAGGAAAAACGCCAGCGCGATCAGGCAAAGATAGATCAACGCGCGGATCAGTGCTTCAAAAAATCCCATGACTACTATCCTTCACTGCGTTTCGATTTTTGTATCGTGACGTCGTACGTTTCACCGTACTCAAGTTCGCCAAGCTCTTTCGGTATCTCTCCGATCAGATGGCCGGCGAATTTCAACAGCACAAACATTGATCCATTTTTAGAAACCACCGCGGCGCATTTGGCCACGAATTGCATGTCAACGCGCGTGGTTTAGGATGAACGTAACAATGGAAATTCCCGCCGAGATGACGAACGACGCGCCGATAATCAGCGCGCCAATCATGCCGATGCCCTCAGTCTTTCCGATCGACTTTCCTTCGCCTGTCTTGAGACTTAGAATACTTGTCGCCATTTCCTTCATGGCATCGGCAAGCGCCGGATCAGAAACGCTGGTTTTACCGCCAACCTCCCAGCGGAATTTTTCCAGGTCGGCGATACGATCACCAAGCGCGGTTATCCCGGTCGCAATCTGGCTGGAGAATGTTGCGGTCAGAGCAGTAATTTGTGCCCCGAGAGAATTGGTCACCTTGTCCAATTGCGTCGAGATCAGCTCCGATGTCGTCTTAACTTGGATACGAAGATTTTCCGAGACCTGCGTGTCGTACTGAAGCCTCAAGGCTGCGAGATCATCAATGCGCCGGGATTCCGCATCGGCTAACTGAAGAGTTAATCTTTCCGATGCCTCCCGCATTCCGTTCTGAAACTTTGTTTCGGCATCGACCAGAGCAAGAACGTTCTCTGTAGGATCGACGGCCGGACCCCCGTATGTATCGACGGCGACCCCCGCGCCGCTTTCTCCGTTCGTGCGCCCTCTTGTAGGACGACGTTTCTGTCTAGTAGAGGCCATTTTTTTCTCACTCAATGGTGTGATGAACCGTCGAGATCGACGCCAACCGCCCGATACTCTCTCGAAGTCGCCGATTGCTTTCGTTGATCCTCTGCGCCGAAACCGTCACGCGCTGCACCGCATCGCTATGATCGAGAGCGTTACGCTGGACGTTTTCGGCCGCAGCGTCTTCAAGTTCTGAATGTCTCACGACCGGCAACAGACCGATCTTCTGCAAAAGACTGATGCAACTCATCGGGGCTGCCTGCGCTGCTGAACATAGTTGCGGATGTCGGTCAGGATGCCGGAGTTAACCCGGGTTGCTTCGGCACCGGCGCTGATGACCATGCCTTGACGCTGGATCTCATCCTTTAGAATCACATGCTGCATCTGTTGCATGTCGCGGAGATGTGCCCCGGCGCTTGCATGCGCGTTGATAGCGGCCGCAAGCTCCTCGGTGACCTTGTTGCGCTCGTCCGTCGCCCTGGTCATGGATTTGAGGGCGGCGGTGCCGTCGGTCAAAGCCTTGTTGAGGGTATCGCGTTCGGCGAGCCGGTAGCCGTAGACCTTATTGGCATGTCGCCACTGTACAACGACCGCGGTGGCGAGGCCCGCGATGAACGTCAGCAGTACAGAGATGGCGGCACCAGCGGGCCCCATGCCCTTGAGGGCTTCGTTGACGAAGTCCGGCATCTTTGTCGTCCCCTTCTCGCGACTGCTCCCATCAGGGCCTGAAACGATCGGGGATCAACTCTATGAACGGCTGCGGCCGTCGCTAACGAGGCGGCGACCGCTTCGGTGTCGATCAATTAGAGCCCCAGCGGGGCAAGAATGCCGGCGCCGGTAACCAGGCTCGTCACCTTGCCGACGAGGCTCTGGGCATTCTTCACCTCGTCCTGCACCAATGCGCCGCATGCGTCGTTCAGCGCCGGGCTCTGGATGGCGAGGCGCAGGATGCGAATCTTTTCAATGATGACGATCGGGCCATCGATTTCGCTAGGATTAGCAGCCAGTGTCACTTCGTCTGGCGTGAGCGCCATCGGGTCGCCGGCTGCGATCGTCCCCGCCTTCGGGCCGTTGATGACGAGATCGAAGATCGGGACGAGTGCCTTGGTGCATGTCGCGGAAGTATTGTCGGTCAGGCTGCCAGCCGCCGAACCCGGCGCCGAGGCCAGCGCATAGCTCTGTTTGAGGTGCAGGATCAGCTTGGCGCCGCCGGCCTTGATGACACAATGCAGATCACCAATCGGGTCTCCGGTCGCCTTGCAGCCGCTGTCACCGAGCTTGGTACCTGATGGTGTGGTGGTGGCATTAGCCGGGACGGCCGTTCCGATACCGAGATTGACCTTGGCGTCGGCCCCGAAATCGCCGGTGATCTGAGGCTTCCTGAGACCCTGCGCCTGCGCCGGACCGCTTGCCATAAACATCGACAGTACGATGAATGCGAACAGGACTGAGGCGGCAGCCTTGGCCGTTGCAGTGACAGTAGCCATCGCCGCCTCCGTGGGGCCGATCTTTTTCTGCTCCGGGTCCACGGCAAGCGTGGCGAGTGCCGAGCTGGCCTGACCATTGACATCGATATTCTCGATACCAGGCATCGCCAGCACGCTTCTCACCATCGATCCTTGTCCCGACAACATCGTGATGATGCCGCCGAATATCGAATTTCCGAGGCTGGCAAACAGCACGATGAACTTCACCGCTTGCGCACCGAACGCGTCGGTTAGTTGGGCCGTCGCTCCGATAAGTGCCCCGTTCACGACGAGAATGATTCCGATAATCTGCATGGGTGTAAGCTTCACAACTGGACTCCTTCAATGCGGGATTTCAACGTGGGTTGACAGGATCAAGAACAGATCGCGAGGATCGACGAGGTGCGCCGGAACCACGATGGGCCAAGGGAAATATCCGCAGGCGCGCAGCAGCAGCAGCATCTTGGCCGAGCAGATCGCGTGGAATTTTTGATGTTCGTGGAAGGTCACGCCGAATCCGACGATGGCTTTCCAGTCATAGGGCTCACCGATCGCGGCTGTGGCGGCGGCATAGAAGGCGTCGGCCTGTGCCTGTGTGCACGGCAGCGGAACGATGATCTCGCAGCGGCGTCCATCCTTCATGATCGCGACATCGTCGTGGTCGTAGCCGGGCTCCCGCGCCTGCATTCCACCATCCGAGTGCTGACCAAGCCATTTGCCTTCCGGGGTCACGCATTCGGTATGCGACGGCGTGAACGGCATGCAGGTTTTCTCCCGCAGCACGATCATGTCCGACGTGAAACCCTTGCTGCGGACGAACCGAATGTTGATCATGTCAGCCCATCGTGCCGAGAGTGAAGCTGCAGTTGCCAGCGGAATTCGGATGGCATGGTCCCATCGCGCTCCCGAGCTCGTAGAGCGGAATAAAAACAAAATAGAATGAGGCAACGATGAAGATCAGCGATGTCATGACTAAGAGCACTCGGATCATGATCTAGTCCTTGAGATCGGTATTTTCCGCAACCGCGCGCGAAGCGATCTTGTGCGCGGCTAGATTCATGGCAAGCGCCTTGCGGAAGGCCGTGTCTGTGGTCTCTGTGGTCGGCTTCTCGGAAAAAACCGCGTTGAGCAGGTTGCGGTATTCGCCGCCCAGCGTTTCGAGGAAGGCAGCATCAACCGCCTTCTGCGCTTCGGCGCGCGTCATGTGACGGGCGCTGCACTGATCTCGGCAACAGCCTGTTTGATCGCGTCGATGGTCAACGGACCAACCCTGCCGTCCACCGTTAGCCCCTTGCTTGTCTGGAATGCGCGCACCGCGGTTCGCGTGGCTGCACCGTTGATGCCGTCCACAGTAAGCGGCGGGGTCGCGCCGAGACGATTCAATGATGCTTGGAGCCAAACGGCATCGTAAACGTCGGCCACCGGAATCTTGTCGGGCTCCGGTAATGTTGGTTGCAATGGCGCGTCCGGCATCTCGCCGAAATTGATCGTGTCATCCAGCGCGTCGATCTTGAGATACAGCGCGGCGACCCCGATCTGCTTGTCCACGGTCGAGGTGATCGGCCCATGATCGACCAGCACCTTGCCGCCAGGGCCAGTCGGCGGATCATAGACCGTGGTGTCTGACCAGACATAGGGGCTCGGCCTGCCGACATTGGCGTAGGCAAGACCATTGAACCGCTCATCGTAGGTGAGCATGCCGGAGATTGACCAGTCCTTGTTGTTCTTAGCCGCATATGGCGCGCAGTACCAGAGGGCATCTACTGCTGCATTTTCGAACGCCTCTGGCCCGGTGAATGGCCCGCGCCCCGCCGGAACATGCACGGTCTTGATCGGATTGCCGTGCCGGTCGGTGAGGGGATCACCTTGCCCCAAATGAGTGTTGAAGTTGCCGCCGCTCTCGCGCTCGTGCGTCACTGCGATGAACACCCATGCCTCGTCTGGCATGTTCGATCCGAGTGCCTGCAACATATGCACGATCTTGAGATAGCGCGCCTTGTTTGAAAACAGCCGTTGAGTCGTCGCATCGACTGGCAAACGTCCTGTCAGTTTTGCAATCTTCCATCGCTTACCGTTAGCTTCTTGCAGAGCAATGAGGTTTGCCATGTGACTTTTCCTCTAAAGATTGAGATCGTGGCTTGTAGGCAAAGCGGGAGCGCCCGCGGAAACGGCGTCGACCATGACGATTCTCCAATGAAAAGCCGCCAAAAGGCGGCGGGCAGGCTTGTTCGCGGTCAGGTTGCTATTGCTGCTGCGACCGTCAGCTTTGTTTACTGACCGTAATTACCATCAGATTACCAACCTGCTTTATGAATCCTATCTTGGGCCGTGGCTTATAGAGCCATGATTGGTCTATCTGGCGCTCCTTTTATTTCGCTGCCAAAGTAAAATTTCCACCGTCATTGAATAGAAACAATGGCAATAAGCCGCCGCCTGCCGTGACAATGGTGCCCCATGTGGTGCATGAGCTATCACCGCAGAACGACGCATTTCCGTCGATGATATAGGCAAACTTTCCGATGGCGGATACCGGAAGTGATGCGAATGTGGGATATCCATTCATCTTAAAGTTATTGGCAAAACCCTTCGCATGATTGAATCCAAATGTTACATTCGTCGCGAGATTCTGACCTGATCCCGTTAACCAATAACCACCAGTTTGGGTGAACTGATCGAGTGCATAATTGCCATCAATCAACATGCCGTTAACTCGGCCGCTCGATGCCGAATAGAGTTGATATCCGCCGACATCAACACCAGCTACACCCGCCTGTCCCGGGTCTGTAACGTGGTTTCCGATTAGGATCGTATCCAGAACGAAGGTTGTTCCGAATGACGCGCTGCCCTCGATAGCAATACCCCATGCACCTGTATTGGTGGTCGTGTTGTTGCAGATGATATTAGATGTCAGGCTTTCTGTCGATGCGCTCTCATTCGACAATACGATTCCACCCGTCGCACCGCCGTTGATCGTATTTTCGCAAACACGGTTATAGGACGGATTGTTCAGGCTGATCTGATCGGCCGCACCAATGGCCGCTCGAACATTTGTCAGCGATCCTCCCGATGTCGTTGTCGTCATCGCAATAGGTGATGTGACGACCGCGATCGTAAGTTCGGTGCCGCCATTGACGACGAGAATTTGACCCGGAGTCGCGCCAGTGAAGTTGACGCCACTGACCCACGACACCGATGTGCCCGATATCGTGACGTTCATCGCATTGCGACCGCCTATCACGACGCCAGGATTGCAATCATTGTGAGAGATATCGTTGTAATCGGTCTGAAGAACATAAATGCAATTAGAGTATGGACCGATAGCAGTATTATAATGAACCTGAGCGTGAAGCGCCGTGTTCGCGACGGTGCCGGAAAGCCCTATGCAGAAATCGTGCAGGTTCTTACAAATGTTATGCTCGATGGTGACGTATTGGCCGCCGTTAACGCCGACCGCGACACCTGGAATGTTCTGAAAGGTATTCCACGTCAACTTGACGTTAGCAGTTGTCGATATGTCAACGAAATCCACGCTGGAATTGTCGGTATTGTTGGCGCGATTGCCGTCAATGGTGCAATGATCGAGCTGCGCGCCTGTCGCTGTGTTGGTGAAGAAATCTATGGCGTTTAATAGGTTTTGCGCGTTGCCCTGCGTGATTATGGTTCCGGGAGAGCAAGTCAGTGTGACGCCGGGCTGCATCGCAAGCGTCGAAGTCAGCGTAAAAATTCCCGCGCCAGCATCGACGGTGCCGCCTGGGTTTGCGGCGTTGACCGCCGCCTGCAGCGTCAGCTTCGCACTTTCAGGGCTCAGACCGTTGTTGATGTCGTTGCCCGATGTGGAGACATAGATGCGCTTGTCGGAAGCAAAGCCAGCAACGGCACCGGTCAAAAGATTATAGGAAGACACTCCGGACACTACAGAGGCCGCAATTCCACTTGGCGTGCAATTCTTGATCGTCCCGGTAGTGTGATCCACGCATGGAATAAGATCGAACGTAGCATTCGGGGCCGCTAGATTCGGCAGGCTTGCCAGCGTGAACGGAGCATAGTTGCCAGCCGAAGCTCCAGTGACGCCGAGGAATTGCGCGCCGGCCGTTGATTGCGTCAGATTGGCGAGCGTGACGAAGTTAGATCCGGAAAGGGTCGGGGAGCCAGAGAAGGTACCGGAGAGTGCGCCTCCTGCATTCAGATTGACGGCACCGAAGGTATTGGTGCCAGTGAATGTCTGACCAGTATCCGTCCGTGCAAGCGTCGCTGTCGTCGTTGGAAACGTCATAACGTTCCCGTTGCTCTCAAAATTCGATGTTCCGACTTGGACGAGGCCGCTGAAGGTGGCCGCTGCCAGCGTTGCCGTGCCCGTCAGCGTCGGCGATGCTGACAGCACTACGTTCCCGGTTCCGGTCGTCGCTATGTTTCCGAGAGTGCCGGCATTGTCGTAGAGGATATTTCCCGACGTGCCGGAGCTTATCGTGGTGGAACCCACGGCGATCGATGTGGCAGCCGCGCCAATTGCGGTGATGACGCCACCGGAGCAAGTAATCGTGACCCCATCGCACTGCGAGATGCCCTTCGCGGAATTGGTCGCGTCGCCGATGGTTGCCGTTGAAACAAACGGGCCAACGGTCGATCCGTTCACGCGCCCGAAGAAACCGGCCGATGTCGACCAGAAATCACCGTTATTCGGCGAGGTCGGAGCGGCACCTGCCGGAATGTTGAGGCCAGAGATAGACGCGGTTGATGGGACCGTGATCAGCGGCCCGGTCAAGGTACCGCCGGTCGTCAGGATTGGAGGAGCGCCGAGCCAGTCTTGCTTGGAGCTCCACTGCGCGTTCCATTGAGCCGGGGTCGGGACGTCTTTGTATCCCCATCCCGGATTGCTTTGCGCTTGCGCAAGGCACGGCAGTGCCAACGCAAAAATGATTGCGGCAAATATCTTTCCGATGTTGCGCATTACAGTTTCAGGTTCCGATAAGTTATCATGCTGCGTTCGACGGTATTGTGTGAACCTCCGCCGGTGTTGCTCGACGTGACATTGATGATGTTGACGCCGGTCGAATTTATCTGGCTGGCTGAGACACCAAGCAATCCGAGTGTTCCAGTACCACCATTCGATACAGCACCGCTCAAAATGGAGGTGCTCAAGCTGGAGACATTGATCGTGTTGCTGCCGGATGATGTGATCCCGGTCGCCAATTCATCCAGTGTCAAAGTATGAAGATTCTCGCCCAAGATTGAGCCCGGAACCGTTCTGCTTCCAGATGAAACCGGAACGCCCGAGAGATTGGTCGACGTGGTCCCACTCTGCGAATCGGCCGTCATCAGGCCGGTGCCATTCAGGTTGAAGGTAGCAATCGCCTTATTGGCGGCGAAGTCCGCCCACGGGGTCGCTCCCCGCGTCGACGCCGATCCGGTCGATGTGTAGATCGGGCACTGCGTGTTGTTGCAGTTGTTCCAAATGTAATTGAACAGAAATTGCGTGTCGGCGTTGGCGCGGCTCGTGGCATTCGATGAGGCGCTGCCGATGGTCATACCATTAGCAGAGACGTAGCCAGATTGGATTGTCGTGGACAGCGATGCTACCGGAGTTCCGATCGGGATCTGGCCGGGATCCTGCACCCAGTTCGCCGCCGCCGCCGTGTCTGGGTTCGTTGTGTTGTTATCAATCGTCGACATCCAGACTGTGCCCGGCGTCACGGCCGACATCAGTTTCGCGCCGTTCGGATAGCCGCCCGCATTCGTCGCGAATGTGCCATCGAAGAATACGGGGCCTCCAGCCGCCTGCCACTGAGACCACTGCGTGATCTGCTTGATGATGCCATTCCAGTCGGCACCGAATGGCGGACAGCCACCGGCTCCGGGCGGCGTAAATGTCAGCGGCGGAAAGCCGTCGGTCAGCGATGCCCGGCAGTTCTGGATCCCGATCTGCGACGGTACCGGTATCGAATTGATATAGGGTACGCCGGCGGATGCAGCCCATGGAATTCCAAATTTAGGTGGCGCGGCAGAATCCGAAAGCGCCAGCGCCGACGTTGCGGAAAGTGCAAGCAGAAGCAGCGACGAAATAAATCGCTTCATTCGTCGTGGTCCTTGTCTTTTTGAAATCAGAAGTGAGAGATATTCTGGATGACACCGGCCGCCGTCGGCAGCACTCCGGCGAACTGCACGATGGCAAGCTCGACGGGATTGAGCGCGAAATCGAACGTATAGGTCAGCGACATGTTGAGCCCATCGGCGACGAAGCAGGCACCGCGCCCCGGAAACAGTGTCAGCAGGATTTGATTGACCGATGGTATCGAACCATCCGTGATGTTGCTGGCTGCCTTGGCATAGATCAGAGTCCGATAGTCCGGATCTGACAGCGTGAAGTTAGTTGTCGTTCCACCGCCGCTGTAGAAGCCGCCTTGACCGAACCCGGTCCAGCTTCCGGCCTCTTCGTTGCCGAGATAGGTGGCTACACCCGGAATCGGAATGGTTCGCTTGATACCGACGATGCGGCCCAGCACGTCGAGTCCGTAGCCGACGGCGGTTTGGATGTTCCACACGAAGTCGAAAAGGTTTTCGATATTTTCGGTCTGATCCATCGCATCGTTGAACGACAGGATCAGGGCGTCGATGGCGGCCGAATTTGCGTATTGCGACACCACTTGGATCCAAGGGTCCCACGATGGGATGTCGCCGATTTGGCTGACACCGATCTGGAAAAGACCGATTCCGTTACTTCCCGGGGCCGGATCAGGATGCGGATAAGGAGGCCCGCTCACGTTGTGCTCACCAAAATATTCGTCGCGGTGAGCTGTGGCACCTGGTTGGCATTCACCTGCACCGAGGAATTATCCGCGGACGCGCAGGTGATCGCCTTGTTGGAGGTCAGCGCAGCGGTAGCTGCTGTCGTGGCACCGCTCGTCACATAGACGCCGGCACCGCCCGGTGTCCCGCTGGTCTGCGATACAATCGTCGTTCCACCTGGGACGCCGGCTCCGACAACGACGTCACCCACCGCGATGACGCCGGTGACCGCCGTAACGGCCATGTTTATGCCCGATCCGGATCCGGTAAATGAGGCACCGATCGTCTGCGGATTGTTTACCGTGTAGGTGCCCGTGCCTCCGGATCCGCTGACAAAGGCCGTGATGACCGTTCCGTTCGCGATCAGCCCGGCCGGATCTAACAGTGTGTCGACGAGCAGGATGATGCCCGATGTGACCGAGGTGACCGTCAGCGTGTTTCCGACGATATGCCCCTCGACCACGGCATCCGGAGAATTGATGGAGCCGATCAGGATGGACGCGACCTGGGCCCATGAACCAAGTGCGGCAATCGCCGGAACGTACTGGATGGCATAGACCAACGAATTGATCCGTGCCCGCGGCACACTGTTGACGGCAGCCGGCGATTCCGAGGTCATGGCCTCGCTGGCGACAGTCTGCGACAGGCTGATCGAATAGGTGCCGAGCCCGCCAGAGCCCGTGCCGAGCCCGGTGATGGCGGTGCCAGCCGTGACGCCGCCGGTGAGGTCGGAAAGCAGCTGGCCGATCGCAATTGTTCCGGAGTCCACCGCGGTGACCGTAAGCGTGGTGCCGGAGATCGAGCCGGTAAAGCTGGCCGACAGGCTGTCTCCGGCGAACGCTGCCAGGAGCGCGCTCTGAACCTGTTGCGCGGCATTGGAGGGCACCAGAGGCCCGTTGGCTATGACCACCTTGAACAGCAGCTGGAGTGCGGCCGGTATTTCGTAAGTGATGGTATAGGGCTGCGGTGACGCATAGAGCGGATTGCTGTCGAACGCGGTGACCGTGGTGTTGCCGGTCATCGGCGCGCCGGCGCCCTTTTTTGACAGAATGGCTTGGGCGATGTCGGAGGGTGCACCGCCGGCGACACAGATATAGATCGCGTTCGCCGCGATCGTCACCCCGTTGATGGTGACTGGATTGGCCGTGTTATTGTTGAACCCGTAATAATCGAGGACGCCCAGAACCTTGGCGACTGCACCGATGATCGCCCCGATCGGGCCGAAGCTGTTGCCGGCGACGCTGTCCTGTCTCCGCTGCTCGAACGCGGCGCGGCTTTCGACGTTGCGACCAATCGCTCCGGAGACTACGGTTGCGCTGTCCCAGCCCGGGATGGTCTGATAGGGCGCGACCGTGGCCGGAACCGCCACCGGGCCGGGAATGAAGGCCGCGAAGGCCAGCGTGATGCTGCCGCCAACCGGGATCAAACCTGCTTGTGTCGCCAGATAGATGTTGCCGGTGCCGTCGATGACACTGGCGCCAACCGGAATATTGACGCCCTGTGCACCGTTGCACGCGATCTGGAGCGCCGTCGGCTCCGAAGCATTGCGTTGCAGGAAATAGATGTTGCCGATGGCATCCTGCCAGCGGCCGAACGCATAGGCCGGATCGGTCTGACTGGCCTGCACCAAAAACGCATTGTTGGCGTTGACGATCGATCCCGTCATGCTGGTGGCAAGCTGACCCTGCGATGTTCCCAGCGACGCCAGATTGGTGATCGATAGATTGAGCTTGCCGCTGAACGCGGCCTGGATATCGGCGATGACGCCGGTCAATACCTGCGTGGTGCTTGGCGCCTGAAAGCCGGTCGAGCCGAACGAGACCTGAGGCACATTCGTCATTTACAGACCCGGCAGGTATTGCGAATTGTTCGGATCCGAATAATCCAGCGACGGTCCGCCGGAAGGCGGTAACGGCGGCAACGGCGGCACGAATGGCGCGATCGAGGCCGCCGCGGTTTGGCCAGCCGCGTTTGTGATCTGCACCTGGCCGGTGACACCGCGATCGGTTACCGAGGTGATGAAGCAAACTGCGGAGACGACGCCAGGTACCGTCAGAGCAGCGGCGACCATGTACGATTTTAGCAGTGGCACGTTCGGCGGCTGCGCCAGAATGCGCGCGTAGGGCACGCCCGCGGAAGTGTCATAATAGAGTTCGCCAAGATAGAGCCGGATTGCCGAGGCCGCATCCTGCGCTTGAGAGTAGGGCGGACCCGCTACCGCGAAATTGCCGTTGGCGTCGACAGCCCAATCCCAACTCAAACTATCAAGCAGCAGCGTGGAATTAGATGCCATCGCCGCCCCTTAATATTTTATCGTTGTCTCAAACGAGCGGTGGGCCGCTATCGGAACCGCCGGTTTGCACCAGGGTATGGACGTGCGTGCTGAAGTCGATGCCGTTGATTTTAACGGTGCCGTCGCTGCCGACAACGATCGTGGCAGATCCGGACTTCAGCGTAATACCGGCTTCGCTGAACTGGACGTATTGCGTCGGTGCGGCATTGAGGAAGCCGCCGAGATAGAGACTGTCCGCCGCATCGAACACCCGCTGCGAACCGGGATTCGACGGCGCCTTGTTGTTCTTGACCGCCGATATGTCACGGCTTGCGGTTGCCAGAAGCCCGATGTCGCCGGCAACAGGATCGACGATGATAGCGTTGGTGCCGCCCTGCAGACGAAAAACCGGAATACCGTTGATGATGCCATGCGGTGTCGGAGTTCCTTGGCCGTCGACCTGGTTGACTAGCGGCTGGACGCTGACGATCGGCGGGACGTTGACGCCGCCGCCAGAAACACTTTTGACAACACAAAGCGTGACCGTCCACTTGCCGCTGAGAACCTGGTTGATCAGAAATGTCTGCGCGTTGAACTCGTCGGCACCCGTGGTTTCATTGGCGCGACCGGTATAGCCGTCGGAGGTGACGTCGTTCATGCGCCTTGCGCCGAGTAGAGGTTGTTACCCTGGACATGCGAGAACCACGGACCATCAGGCCGCGTCGATAGATCGTGCGATAGACTCGTGATGCGCCAGGTGCCATTGGCACCGCCGACGATCGAATTCTTCACGATGACGTTGCCCATGAAGCGGAGCTGCGGATTATATTCGTCGGTGAGAGCGATCTGGCCGGGGCCGACATAGGTTGGGTATCCGACCATGTCGCCGGTCGGTGAAATCACTGGCGCCGCACCGCCTCGGGCGCCGGTCTTCGGAAGGATCGCCATGACACCATTATCGTCGTCGAACACCACATAGATTCCGGCGGCGTCGGCCGCGGCCAGTGCCTGCATGCGCGCGGTGCCAGGAAGATACGGGTTGGAGAGTTGCACCGATACGCCATTGTTCTCCAGCGTGTAGCCCATCTGCTTGGCGAGCTGGCCCATGATGGTGGCGACATCGGTCGAGCCGTTGAAGCTCGTCGGCAGCGCAGTTTTCATCTGCGCCAGCAAGCCGGTGAAGGCGTTGACGTTGAGAACAGCCTCGGTCGGATTGGAGAAGTCCGGCCAGCACTCCTGGATGCCGCCGGCAAAGGCGAGCGACATGTTGCCGCCGGCCTCGCCTGCCATGACGGTGACGATGTTGTTGCGTACCGCGGTCGGCAATACACCGATCCGCGAAAGCTGGTTCATGATCGTGAGCGACAGGCCCCAAATCCGGATATTCGCCCGGTTCATCGAGGGCGTGCCGTTCTTCTGGATTTGAGCCGTGGCCCATAGACCGGAAGGCACCTTGACGGTGTTGGCGCCGGTGTCGCCGAACGAGCCGGTGCCGAGTTGGAAAGTGAAGTCGAGAGCGCGTTTGACAAAACTCACGATCAGCCCTCGTTCGCCGGCAGGTCCGATGCCGCGAGATAGACAAGCTGAAACCGCGATCCGAGCCCGCTATAGAATGGATCTTGCGCGCCTAGCACCGGATCAGGCTGGGTATCGTTCCAGACCATGTCGCCAGAAAATCCGAGATAGAGCGATCGAACGACCCGGTTCAAATTCTGGCATGGGATGCCAAGCCGCACCGGCTCGTCATTGACGAGAAGATCCATGAACATCCCGCCAGGTGCCTGGTAGACATTGATCTGGCAATTCTGGCTGGCGAGCACGATCTGCAGCGTCTGGTTCGGTACCGGCTGCAGCGGGACGACTTGCATGGCTCGCCCTTACTGAAGCGGGCCGAGATTGGCGCCCGAATATGGCTGCGGTTGCACCAGGCCGTTGTTGGTCTGGCTGGAATCGGTCGGAGAAGCCGTGTTGCTGAATTCCGAAGCGCCGGCGATGATGACTTCCTCGAGCCAGACGTCGACCGTGATCAGGCCAGCCTTGTCGGCGGTGCGCGGATAATCGTAATTGACGACGTTGTAGCCGGAATAGGTCACTTCCGGTGTCACGACATCATAGAGGTTGAGATCGTCGATCAACGGCGCGATCGAGTCGATGAAGGCCTGCCGGTCGGCAACCGAACCGCCGGTCGAGAACTTCAGCCGTGGTTCGCCGGGTAGCGAAACCTTGTTGTAGCTGGCAAAGGCACCTTGTTCCTGCGGATACTTCGAGATGCGCGCCGACTTCTTGAAACCGAACGCGACGACGTTGTCGGCCACCACCACCGGCTCGCCGTCAAGGAAGATGCCCCATTGCTGTGTCGCACCGGAGAACAGCGAAACGGCGTCGGCGACCAGCAGCACGGCGTCGGTGAAAACATTCACGCCAATGGGCAGGTCGGGAAGTCCATCAGCCATCAGTTCAATCCGGTGTTGGCCTGTGTCGCGATCGAGCTATTGACCCGGTTCTTGAAGGCGTCGGCAGCGACCCGGCCGTGCTCGCGGGGGTCCTTGGAGTCGGTGTGAACGACGACGGTGACATCGCCGATACCTTGCTGGTCGCCAATGCCGCTGTTGGCCGCACCATGGAAATCGTGCCAGCCGTGACGTTTCGCCCACTCCATCGCGAACATGATGCCTTCATGTTCATTGCCGGGATCGGAAGGATCGAGGCCGGTCAGTTTCTGGAATTCGTCGCCGACGGCGTGACCGCGGCCGCCTGGCGTGACATGAAGCTGGAAGGCACCGAACGAGGTATCGTTGTCACCGGAGAACTTGTTAAATCCCTCGCTCTTGGCCACTGCCATGGCGATATCGGGGTTGATCCCGGCTTTGATGGCCGAGGCGCGGATGAAGGCCTCTTTTTCCTGCGGGCTGCCGAAAGCGCCGCCGCCCTGGCCGGTGATCTTGCGGCCGTAGTCGGTCAGTTGGCCGTTTTCATAGATATTGGGCTCCGAACCGAGCGTCGTCGGTAGATTGGCATAGGCGAGGCCGCCAGCCACAGCCAGCGGTCCTGCCGCGCTAATTGCGCTAGCGGCACCGCCCAGTCCAAGCAGCCTCAGGAGCCACGCCGCGGGCTTCAGCGCGGTAAGGGCGGTGATGGCGGCCAGCACTTCGCCAAGTATGTCAGCCCACTTCTGGTTTTTCTCGATTAGTTCCGTTGTGGCAGTCGCCATCGATGTCAGCGCCGGAGCAACGTCGGTGACGATGTCTCGTCCGGTCTTCTCAAGCGCCTGGTCGAGACCGACCCAGGCACCTTGCAGCTTCGTCAGGGCCTCGACCTGTTCGGGGCCGATCGCACCCTTGCTCGCCGCCGCGAGATCCTTGAGAACCTGCACGCGGCCTTTCATGGCCTCGTTGATGGTGCCCTGGTCGAAACCGCCTTGTGAGCCAATCAGGTTGACGAGCTGCGGGTTTTCCTTGTGACTTTCCGCCCATTCGGCGAACTTCATGAAGGTTTCGAGCGGACCGGCCCCTTCGCGGGCGCCGATCGTGCCGAGAAACATGAACAGGTCTTGCGAGCCCTGGCCGAGCGTGTTGAGCCGCGTGATCTGGTCCGAGAAGCCCTTCAGCGAGCCCATCGCTGCATCAGCGTTTCCGCCGTTGCGCTCGATCATGCGGCCGAATGCGGAAAGCTCGCCGGTGGCCTCACCGATGTTGTGCGCCAGGCGCCCAGTTGAAGCTACGCTGGTCATGGTGTCGCGCGCGAACGACGCCATGCCGGCGCCGGCGATCACCGAAAAGAGGCCTTCCGCGGCGTGCGTGATGTTGCCGAAGGACTCACCAGCCTTCTTGTTCTGGTCCTCGAGGTTTTTGAGGCGCTTGGTGAATTCGTCGTCGGTTTTTTTGAAGGTGTCGAGCGCGTCTTTTTGACCTTTGGTGAACTTGGTTGGATCCAACGCGAGCGTTACGACAAGTTCATCTATCGTAGTCATTTCTGCGGCCTCGAATTATACGCATCCACCGCCGCGATCTCGAGGAGGACATAGACGTCCTCGATCGACAGCACCGTCGACAGATCAGCCATCGTCGCGAGACGGCTCGAAATGACCGCACCGATCGCCGGCGTGATGTTCGAATACTCTAGGAGATGGTGCCCGCCGCCGCGCCGGGGGATTTCGATGCGTCGACGGGCAGAATAAAAGAAGTATGCAGGACGAAAACTTGTTCGCGTAGTGTGCGCAGCGTGCTGACTTCCTCGATATCGTTGGGGAACAGCTTGCGGACCACGTTGGGCTGGCTTGGTGTCGGTACGATCTGGACGCATGTCAGAAGTTCATCGAGCAGAGGTTCGAGCTCCAACCACGGGATATGCATCAGCCGATGCATGCCGACGGCTAGGATGCCGATGATCCCCATTTTCTGGATTTCGTCCGGCAACACGCCACCGGCACGAACAATGGAATGAATGGCGCGGTTGGCCCACTTGTCGATATCGATCGCGGACTTTTCCGTTAATCGGAATACTTTTCCTTGGTCGCGACCTTCATCGACTATCGTTACTGAAACTTCTTTCCTCGCCATCAGGCCACCGACTTGATGATTCTACCGAACGTGACGGTGTGCGAACGCGGCATCAGGAGCTTCTTCGCGGGAGGTATCCACAGCCAATCGGTAAAAGATCCTCGGCTCATCGTCCACTTCGCGCCGGTGTCGAGCACGATAAGGCCGCTCGCCAGAAAAACGGTCTGGTTGGCCTCCATCTGCGATCCCCACTCATCGAACACGTCGTTCGACTCGGAATCCGCCAGAAGATGAAACGTGATCGGCTTCGAAACCCAGACGAAGCCGGCGGACTGCTGTCCGTCGACGCCCATCTGCACTTCGTTGATCTTGACGCTGGTCGCGTCGAAGACATCACCTTCCGCAAAGCCTTGTATTTGCTGCGGCGTTGGGAAGATCGTCGCGATTGAAAGTTGAATAACAGCATTCGCGGCAGTTATCGACATGTGGCTGGCCCCTTCGAATTGGCGGCTGGGTTACTGAGCGGCGACCGAGCCGATGTTGAGCGCCTGCACACTGCCAGAGTCTACGTAAAAGAACGTAATAACCGGCGATCCGCGCGATGCGCGCACCGTGGCACCGGGGTCCTTGACCTGCAGATACCAACCCTGCGTCTGCAATGTGCTGGAGATGTTGGCGCCGGCCGCGGTGTTGATCTCGGTGATTTCCGTGGACGATAACGTGACGCCCGCCGAATAGGCCCCGAACGAGAGCCCGGCCTGGATGACATCCTGCATCGCGATTTCGAAATTCGCGTAGCCTGCCGGTGTATATGGAAAGGCGCCGACCTGCGTCATGTACTCATAGGCGGCGAGTTGGAACTGGTTAGTCAGCCAGATCTGGTTGACATAGCTGTCCAGCCATTTGTAGGGGCCGGAAATGGTACCGCGCTGGTAATTGACGAAGCCCTGATTGGCCGTCGCGAAGGCGCCGACGAAGTTGTAACCGTTGCCGAAGGAGCCGAGAGCCTGCGGATTGCCGCCGAGGTTCACCGCGGTGGTGATGTCGGTGACGGAAGCGGCCAGCCCGGGTTGCGTGAGATAGGCGAACGAGACGCGGCCGCCGGCTTTGTTGAAATTGATGGCTGCGATCGCGCCTGACAGGAACGCCGCATGATTGAAATCGGTCGGTTCATAGAGCGGTACCGTTCCCGAATAGCCAAGCGTTGTCGTGACTTCATAGCCGAGGCTTGAGGCCGCCGGCACGCTCTGGCCCGGCGTGAGGTCGGTATCCCATCCGAGATAGACGTAGCGCGGTGCCACACTGTTGTTCCAAGCCGCGAACGCCAGCTTCTGGGTGTTGCCGCTGCCGCCATCCGGATCGAATGACGTGAAGAAGCTCGCCCAATTCGTGGTTTGCGCGATGATACCGGCCATGAAGGTTGCCGGCACAGCCGCAGCCGCACCTTGGGACAGTACGGCACCGGTGGCCGAGGTCAGCAGCAAGGAAGCCGCCAGCGTGCCGGTGGCGAAAGCTGCGGTCGATGCTGCACCGGTGATGCCGGACGTGATGACAAAGGAGCCGGAGACCGAGTCATAGGTCACGGTCGGAGCCGTAGCGACGCCGGTCATGGCTTCCGAAACGACGTGCTGCTGCGCGCCGCTGATGCGATAGGTGCCGGTGCTGCCCGGAGTTCCCGCGATCTGGGCCGTGATCAGCGGCGAGCCCGTGATGCTGATGCCGCTCAAGGTCTGGCCGACCGCGATCGTGATATCGGT